CGGCGCATAGACACTGACGGCGTCCGGGCTGCCATCCACCGTGTTCTCCTGCGGAGCCCGTACCGGGATCAGGCCGATGGAGCCGATACCCGGAAGAACCAGCTCCGGCACCAAGTCCGCATATTTTTCCAAGGCGCCGAGGCTCGTTTCATACCCGAGGATCTGTGCGGTCTCGGAGCGGTACAGCTTGGTTTCGATTGTCAAATCACCATTTGTATCCACATGACGCCGTTCAAGTAGCGTATAGTAGATTCGACCCTCCACGGTGCGCTCCGCCATGCCGATATCGGTGATCTCATCGCGCTCGTTGCGCCCCAGCGGAATATAGCTGCCGCGAGACACCACGGCGAACGATACGCCCATCCGGCCAAAGACCGGCTTCAAGAAGCACTGCCCGCCGATGAGGGCCTGCTGCAT